GCTGGTCGGCTCCGTTTGGGGAGACCTCATTGAAGCCCACGAAAAAGCAGGGCGCATTGCGCCGTTTGAAACGGAAGGTGAAGTCTTTACCAGCTGGGACCTTGGAATCTCTGACTCGACTGCTATCTGGTTCTGGCGTCCGAGCGCCGAAGGCATCGACTTCATCGACTATTACGAATCGCACGGCAAGCCGCTCTCCCACTACTACGATGCGCTCGAGCAAAAGCCCTACGCGTACGCGCGCCACTGGCTCCCGCACGATGCCCAAGCGCGCACGCTAGTCACAGGCTCCACCATCGAGGACCAGTGCGTGGACCGATGGGGCCGAGGCAAGGTGGCCATCGTCCCAAAGCTCTCCCTCTTAGATGGCATCCAAGCCGGCCGATGGCTGCTCCAGCAGAAGGTTCGCTTCCACCCACGCTGCGGCGAGGGGCTCGAGGCGCTCCGGACCTACCACTACAGCTTTGATGAGTCGCAGAAGACATTCAGTAAGAAACCGGAGCACGACTGGAGTAGCCATTGCTTCACGGGGGATACGCTTGTCCTGACGCGTAACGGAACGTGTCGGCTAGACATGCTATCGTCAAGTGGCGAGGTGTTAACGCCATGTGGCTGGAAGCGATACCGGAACCCGAGGCTGAGTCTGCGCAATGCCCCACTTGTAGCGGTCACGTTCGAAGACGGGACTACGGTGAGATGCACGCCGGAGCATTTGTTTCTAACGGCGAGCGGGTGGAAATCCGCCGAAAGCCTAGACGCGGATTCATTAATCCAATCGTCGCTGACCCTCTCACGCAGATTTTCGAAGGCCGCATCTACCGCGTTTGGCATGGCTCGAACGGTTACTTCAAAAATCAGAGCCATCTACACCGAGATGTTTGGGTCGCTGCTTTCGGCGCGGTACCCAGCGGCTGTCACGTCCACCATCGGGACGGGAACAAACGAAACAACCGGCTGGAAAACCTCGAGTGCTTGCCCTCCGGAGAACATCTCTCACGAACCTGGGCGCTACACAAGGCTGGCGTTGTGGAGCACTTTTCAGAGCTGGCTCGGAGCCGGGCCGCCGAATGGCACCGCTCCGAGGAAGGCCGGCTATGGCACCAACGCCACGCGAAACGGTCCAAAGGTTGGACCAAGTGGAGGCGCATCATCGCGCCCTGTGGTCATTGCGGAAAGCCGATGCGCGCCCTGGTGCGAAAGAACGGATGGGCCCAGAAGTGGTGCTCCGAGGTTTGCAAGGCCGCTGCGTATCGCCAGCGTAATCCGGTTAGACGAACGCGCTGACGTTTGGGACCTCACGGTCCCCGGGGTGGAGTGCTTCTCGCTCGTAAACGGGGCCATCGTGCACAATTCCGCGGACGCCTTCCGCTACGCCGCGGTGGTAGCGAGGTTGACGCAGCAGCTCACTCGGAAGCCCGAGCCGGAGGCGCCCAAGCCCTTCGCTGTCCCGATGCACCAGAGCTTCACGCTCGAGCAATTGCACGAGTGGAACAAGCAGGACAACCGGAGCGAGCGGGTATGAGCGAGCCTCAATCTCTCGATGAGCGATTGGCTCGGCTTCGCGCGGCACTTGATGCCGATTCCAACCGAAGGCTTTCGGAGCCACCATGGAGACCGCCAGCGATGCCAGTCGCAGAGGCCCTTGAGATTCTTTTAGCTGCCATCGAGCGGCTTCAGGCGTCCGAGAAAGCTGCTCCCAGAGGAAGTTGATGCCCACTACCATTGAATCGAAGGCGGATTTCGAAGAGACCCCCGAGGGTCAGGCCGAATACTGGCAAACCGAGTTTGCCGCGGCCAAGAAGGAAGTGGAGAAGTGGCACAAACGGGGCGAGGAAATCCTCAAGCGCTTTCGGGATGAGAGAGACCGCACCAACTCGGCAGATACCCGCTGGAACCTCTACACCGCCAATGTCCAGACGCTCTCGGCCATGTTGTATGGCCAAACCCCGAGCGTCACCGTGGCTCGCAGGTTTTCAGACTCGGGAGACGACATCGCCAGGGTAGCGGCCGAGATGATGGAGCGGCTGCTCAACTCCGACATCGAAAGGGACGGCGACAACTACGCCCTCGCGCTGCAATACGCGCTTTCTGACCGTCTCATCCCCGGCATGGGCAACGTCCGGCTTCGCTACGTGGCCGAGTTTGAGCAGCGCACGGTAGAGGCCATCACAAGCCCCGAGACCGGTGCCGTGGTGGCCGAGGGCTACACCGAAGAGGTGAAGGCCTACGAGGACGTGGAGATTGATTACGTCCACTGGAAGGACCAGCTGTGGAGCCCCTCTCGCATCTTTCATGAGGCCCGCTGGTGGGCGTTCAAGGCGCTCATGTCCAGGGATGAGCTGGTGAAGCGCTTCCCAGAAGAAGGCGAGCGCGTCCCTCTCAATGCCAAAAAGAAGGGCCGGGGTAATGGCGAGGGCCTCAATGACCCCTGGGGGCGCGCAGAGGTCTGGGAAATCTGGTGCAAGGAGTCCGGCAGCGTCTACTGGTACGTCGAGGGCTACGACCGGCTCCTGGACGCGCGCCCCGACCCGCTCGGCCTGGATGGCTTTTGGCCATTCCCAAGGCCGATGTTCGCGAACCTCACCACCTCCAGCCTGGTACCGACGCCCGACTACGTCATCGCCCAGGACCTCTACTCGGAAATCAACTCCATTTCGACGCGCATCCAGGTGCTGCAGCGCTCTTTGCGCGCCGCCGGCGTCTATGACTCCACCGCCGGTGCCTTGCAGCGTCTCGTCACTGAGTCATCCACCGGGGAAGCGGTGCTCGTCCCTGTCGATAACTGGGCGCTCTTTGCGGAGAAGGGCGGTGTCCGGGGGCACATCGACTGGTTGCCGCTCGACCAAGTCGTCATGGCCCTTGCCCAGCTAAGAGAGCAGCGAAACGAGCTGATTAACGCGCTCTACCAGGTGACTGGGATGAGCGACATCATGCGCGGCCAAGCGAGCTCCGTCGGAGTCACCGCCACCGAGCAGGGAATCAAGGCGAAGTTCGGTTCCGTCCGGGTGCAGTCGCTTCAGGACGAGTTTGCTCGGTTTGCTTCCGACGTGCAGAAGCTCAAGGCCGAGCTCATCGCCAGGCACTTCGATGTCCGGACCATCCTCGAGAGAAGTAACGCGCAGTACGGCTTCGATGCGCAGATGGCACCTCGGGCGGCGGAGCTGCTCAAGACGCGCTTCTCCACCTATAGAATCGAAGTGAAGCCGGAGGCGGTGTCGCTCACGGACTTTGCCCAGCTGAAGGCCGAGCGCACCGAGTTTCTTGCCGCCCTCTCCGGCTTTCTCACCGCTGCCGCACCACTTGCGCAGCAGGTGCCGGGCTCGCTTCCCTACCTGCTTCAGATGCTGCAATGGACCATGGCCGGCCTCAAAGGCAGTAGCCAAATCGAAGGTGTCTTGGACCAGGCCATTCAGAAGGCCCAAGAGCTGGCGCAAATGCAACAAGCCATGCCGCAGCAGCAAGCGCCCGACCCCAAAGTCCAGGCGATGCAGCTCAAGGGACAGCTGGACGCGCAGAAGGGCCAATTTGAACTGCAAAAGACACAGGCCAAATTGCAGGCAGATTTGACAAGAATTGCGGCCGAAACTCAGTCCCGAGACATGCAAGAGCAGTCGCAGGCGAAGTGGAACGTGCAGGAGGCGGCCGCAAAGAAGCGCATTAACCAGGCGGGCAACGTCCTGCCGTTTGGGCCTCAGGGCCCTGGAGGGAATGGCTTATGAAGGTCTACATCGTTCATCAGTCTCTTAAAGACACTGGCACCGCGGGCACGTACGGCACCTATACGAGCCGGAATGCGGCAGAGAAGGCCATCTCGGACGCGAAGGGGAACCCGACCTTCACCGCTCCGCAGCGGGAAGCGACCTATTACATCGAAGAGCGCGAGGCCGAGGAATTCCCCGCCCGGCCACCCTCTGACCAGGAAGGGAAGCACACCGGCGGAGCACAGGAAGCGGCCAACACTCCCGTCGTGGGACTCACCACGAATGAGGAAGGCGAGCCGATGAACGTCCCCAACCAGCAGCTCTCAGACTCAGACGAGGACCCGCACAGCCGGCATTTACGAAAG